TACTCAGGTATCTCTTCTGGAACCTGTGTAGGATTAATACCTAATGGAAACTTACCACTAGAGAATAATACTTCTATCAACTGACCGAAAGCTGCTAATACTTTAGTCTTTGTTATCTTAACAAATACTCTTGATTTCTCATTAGATCTAAAAACCATTTCTGGACCATATAGTCCTCGATAGTTTCTATAAGCCTGTAACCATCTTTTCTCATCATATAATCTAGAGTTCTCTGATTGATAAAACTTCTGTCTTATATGTCCAACAATAGGAGATGATTCACTGACCTCGTCAGTTGATTTATGTTCTTCTTCGTGCATTAATTTTTATTAGTAATCTCTTTCTTCAGCCATTCTAAAGATTGCTGGATCAACTTTGTTATTAGCTTTTTTAGCTTTACCTTCTACATCTGGTCCTAATTTAGGTCCGCTGTATCCACCACTAAATTCCAATTTATCATTTGGTCTTTTAGCAACATCAGGTGCAAGTTCTCCTTCCATATATCTTTTCATCATAGTTGTTGTCCTCCGATTAATATAATTTATTATTTAATAAATCTGTCTGTCCGTAGTTTTTATTTTTACCAAAGTTGATATTCTCAACCTTAAATTCATCTATAGTATATTTTTGCTTAGCTGCTTTTTTTAATTCTTTATTTCTAATATTATTAGCACCCGCAAAAACTTCAGGTATAAAATTACTTTTCTTACCTAAACCATTTCCGTTCATTAGTAATCCTTTTCGTCTGCCATTCTAAATACTGCATCATCAACATGCTTTGATCCTGGTTCGCTTGGTACGTTTTGATCGTACTCAAACTCTTGATATTTTCTAGGAGCATGTTTAGAAAAATCAATATTAGTATGTTCCCTGTTTGGGTTTTTCCCATCAGGTGCATCACTAAACTGACCTTGCTTAACTTTAGCTTTTGGGTCGAATGTATTCATGTTATTCTCCTGTTAAATTTTTATCTTTTTAATTTTTAATATATTTTTAGTTGGTATAGTTGAATGACCACCACCTTGTTTTATTTCTCCGTTTGATTCAAAATTAAAATCAGACATTAGAATTGTAACCTTTTCATCATTTCTCATAAGCCAACCAACTGTACAACAGATTGCTGTAGTTGATTTTTTTATATCGGGTATATCAACCCAAATCGAATCAGCTACGATATCTTCCCACCAGGCGATCACTAAATCGTATGGAAAAATTTTTTTATTTACTTCTGGAAGTTTTCTTTTTGACATCTTTTAATTTACCAGAGTTTTCCATGGCATAAAATACAGCTTTACCTTTTTTCTTGCCATATTGTTTTACCATAGATTTTTTAATTTTTTTACCTTTTTTATTTAGAGGCATTTAATACTTTACCTCTATTAGGTCCTCTCTTTAATCTATATTCTTGAGTTCCAGTTGCACCTATATTAACTTCTCTTCTACATAATTTAGATAACAATTTTTCCATTGTATCTTTTTTAATAGAAGATATATGTGATAATAACTGTCTTGTAATTCTATTCATATTAATATCCAAATGTATTATCTGATACTTCAAAATCATTTTGAAATGATGAACTAAATCTATTTCTAAATTTAGGATGTGTTGGTCTACTCATGCATCCATATCTTAATGCATCGTATGCGTGATCTTCTGCATTAGTATCTACATCTTCAGGATTCTTATCATCTGTTGGTAATGATGATAATGTTCTTATAAGATTTTTACAATTAGCAAATACCCTTATACCTGGTTCTTTGTCTATAACTCTTAATCTTTTATGTATCTCTAATTTACCATTAATTCTACTTTTGGGTGATCTATCTGAAGGTCTCCATCTACAACCATTCTGTATCATTGTTTCTGCAATACTTGGACCTACATCACCTCTCTTTGCCCATGTACTGACATCTAATACACCATAGTGAATATATTCATTCTGTTCTAAGTTTATTACTTGTCTTGCAAAAACATCTGCCGTAACTTTTTTAGTATATAGTTCTCTATAAATCCATATGTTATTATTATAATCAATAGCGAACCATAGAACACAAGCAGGAGAAGAATAACCCCAGTCAGCAGCACGAAACTTATACCAGCCTCTAGGTATCTCAAAAGGTTCGACCACATGTGTTAATTTACTAAATTCTGGAAATGCAGAATCCTCATACGCATCCCAATCTCCCTCTAAGAACTGTTTACGTTGTACTTCTGGTAAAGATGCCAACATGATATAATAATCATCTGTCTGCATCAGATAAGGATTATCCTGTAGCTTTGCTGGAATAAATCTTCTGGTAATATATTTCTTACCATTAGGCGTATCTATCCCCACATCAAACGCAGTATTTGGTTCACTGGGTTCTACAAACATCTCTCGTACCCATTGTGATCCTACGTTACCTGGATTACCTGTTGCTCTCATATAGACAGGTATCTCCTTATCAACAGATCTTAAAGAAGATCTTAAAAAATTATATATATCTGGCGAAGGATATTGTGGAAGTTCGTCTATTCCTATCCATGTATATGATTGACCTTGGTATCTTAACGCATCCGTCATGTTTTCTGCGTAACCAAACTCTATCTTTGCCCCCGAAGGGAATCGCCACTCTTTTTCTTGTTCTCTCCATTTTGCACCAGGAAATGCTTTCGAGTATAATAACTGAGACTTCTGTATCAAGTCTCTCAACTCTGGCATTGTCCTCCTCACCAACAGTGCTCTGTGATTTGCTTTCGAACAATAACGAAGCGGATCGACTAGCATCGCATATGATTTACCACCGCCTCTTGCTCCGCCATAAAATACCTCTCTTTCAGAGGATGCAAGAAATTCTGTCTGTGGACCAGAGTTAGGTCTAAAGATAACTTCTTGATTATTTATGTGCTCTTTTACATTCTTGGGAGCACTGTCTATTATGTCCTCTGTAAGTAGTTGTGTGTCTTTTCCTGTTAATGCTTTATCAATAGTTAACAGTTTATTTTTTGTATTTTCTGCTGACATCTTAGCAGAACGTAATGTCTGTTCTGCCTTTGCAACTTTCTTACGAGTGCGAGCTAGAATCTGTTTGACTGACTTCTTGGCTTTCTGTTGAACTATTCTCTTTGGTTTCGGTGGTGCTATTTCGTTCAAGTCTTTTTTTAAGTCCGACATGTGATATGTATCTTCCTGTTTTTCTATGTAGCCATTGTGCAGTTTCTCTTAGTGAACAAGTCTTTGAATATTCTTTTGCTTGTCTAAGAGCATCTAATTCTTCTTTGATAGGTTCTATATAATCTGGATCTTGAGATTGTTTAAAACCAAATGGAACTATTCTAGCTTTCTTTTTTATCTTTATTGGTTCCATCTTTTGCTGGTAATATAAATATTCCGTGCATAGCTTTCATATTTATATCTAGTTGATCCTTCTTTGTTATTCCAACTCTATCTAAAAGTGAGTTAGCGGCTGCTAGACGAATACTTGCTTGTGGTGTAGTGCCGTCTTCATCTAGTAAGGTGGTTAACCTAGTAGCCGCTTTTGCAGAGTGTGTTGATAAATGAGTCTCCGCTAATTCTGTTATCTCTTTCTTGAGATTACGAATAACTTTAGGATAACTGTGTTCAGAATATCCTGCTATTCTTGCTGCCTCTCGTGGATTTCCCTGTGCCTCTCCGAATAATACGTCTAGAAACTTTTCCTGCATGTCGGTCAAGTTTCTTTTTTGAGTCTTTGTTATAGAAGAATCCATTGTTTGCATTTATAATCTCCATTAATTCTTTAAATGGAAGTCGTTTAACTGATGATGATATCCTTGTCTTCGTCATCCTCAGCCTTTGCTTCCATAGTTTCGAGTGGTTTTACTTCTTTTTCGGGCATTGTTGGCATTACTGGTCTAACATTTGGATCTCTAGGGAATCTTTTAGGTCCTAGATCCTCATTTGCTGGTACAGCTGCCATCTTATCCTGCATTTTCTCTAGAAAATTACCCTCACTCAGTGGTTCGTTCATCCCTGGTGATCCTAGAAGTGCAGATTCGCTGCCTTTCAATTCATTTGAGACAGGCATGTTAACACCTTTCTCCATTAATTTAAAAAAATTAGTCTCTTTCTCTACTTTGGTTGCAACTTTACCCCTGACAGGGAATACTCCTTGTCCTGTTCTAAGATAACTGGGTATGTTTGCCTCGAATTTCATAGTTTTAATTATTATTCGTGATGACCCGTTTGTGCCTATTGGCTGTAGTTTGTGTTGTGTGTCCGTTGAATAATATATAAGTTATATTATAGGGGTGGTAAGCAGTTTTGTCAAGGATTTTTTGACGTTAAATTTCATATGCGACAATATGTCAATAGACAAATGTTATTATGGGATGTATAATGTTATTAGGCACTGCCAGGGGGGTCTAACATGGATACCTTGGTGAAAATTACATTACCCCCTAGGGTATTCCCTAGTACATTTACTAGAATATTCCCTAGCCCCCCAGTGGTTAACAGGGATATCTGGGATTTTCTGGCTTCCGTATATATAGTATATAGGACTACCCCCCTGGCACACGCATAGGGTGTACCTAGAAAATTTTTGTCTAGTACCTATGGGAAAATCTGAGGGTTGCGTAGCAACTCCATATTACCTAGTAAAGCCTTTAGTCCTTTTTTGGGGGTTGTAGGGGGCAAAGCCCCATGCCAAAATTAAAAATTTATATTTCAATTAGTAGTTGACACCTGAAAACACCAAGGGGCTCACTGGATTTTGTACCCAATAAACCCCTTGTTAATTACTTCAGTATTATTTGAAGTTACTTACATACTTATGAAAATCACCAGTTGTAATATCAAATTCCTGATTGTTAATCACTGGAAAAAATCTTAGCTTAGCTTTTGTTTTACTCTTCATATATTCTTTGAAATTTGGCTCTTCAAATTTCTGTAAAATATATAAATGTAAATCCAATAAACCCCTTTGGGCAATCGGTGAGTTATTTTTTGAAAGTAAATCAATAAACTTCTCAGCTGAAGTTTTGATCTGGTTTACCTCATTTAATAACCTCTGATCTGGATTTCCGCCTTTGCCTTGCTCAGATTTAGCAACATTAGTTAAGTGGTGAGTAGTGCCTAAGATGCCCTTCTCTAAATCATTAACTTTTGCCATAGCTTTATACAATGGTGATTCTACAGCATTTGCCACGTTTTCTGAAGCTATTTTTTTAGGCATAAAATATTGTTTAACAAATTCAACAATACCTCTTTCACCCCTGAAAGTGCAATAATAGTCTTTGCCCTTTTCAGTTTTCAAAAAGAAATTTTCAAATAAACCCTCTTTAAAAACCCTTTCACTTTCAACTTCAGTAGCTACAGCTGAGAAGATTTTTTTAGAAATCCTGAATTCAACTGGATCAGTTTCCTCATTCAAAAAATCTCCATTTTTGTAAATGTCCGCATTACAAATCATGAACATTATTAGCGGTGAAACTTCAGTTAAAACCCTATATTCATATGGGCTTTTAGTCTGAATATCCGCCAAATTCTGACCCATAGCGGGCACAAGAACTTGATTTGTAAATTTGCCAAAATCCTTAGCAATAAGGGTTTTTCTGTCATCACCTGTGAAAAACATTTTTCTAGATGATACGTCATTTTCACCTTTATCAAAATAATTTGAAAAATCTAAAATTCCATCTTCAAACATTTTGAAAGTATTTTTAGCAATATACAACATTCTTCCATTGTTGCTTTTTTCATTACTTGCGACACTTTTAACCATGTCCCAAGTTTCACTCTGTAGATCTACTTTTTTTGGATCTACTTTTTTTGCTTTATCTAGTTTCATTTTTGCCTTTCTGTTAATTGGTTAATAAATAAAACTATATTCAGTATTTATATAATTATGTCCGCAATGTGTCAAACATATAGCAATAATAAGTTTTTTTAATTTATTTCAAATCTATGTGTCCAATATGGGTTTTCAACTTTCAATTTAAAAATGAGAACAAAGCAAGAACTCTTCCACGTGTGAAAATGTTCTACAAATGTTCTACAACTTACACGTGAAAAAAAATGGGGTAATTTGATTAAGACATAGTGAATAAAAAACTCTGTGGAGGAATTGGTAGGATTTTGATTAAGACATAGCGAAGAAAAACTCTCCGCTATATCTCTAGTTATTAACTAATGATCGAGGTTAAAAAAATAATATTCAGTTATGTCATGTGACCTCACTTCCGTTTAATATTAACTAAATTTAGGGAGTATCAAAGTCCTCCAATATGCCCATGATTGCATTACGTTTGGAACAATCTGGATCA